CCTGATGAATCAATTCTTGCTACTTCACTTGCACTTGTTGAAAATCCTATAGTGTTAGCTGCTGGAAAATAAATTCCTGTTCCTGAACCACCTGCTCTAGCAAAAGCATTGTTAGATGTACTGCCATCACCAGCATAAAATACACCTGATGCTCTTATATTTCCTGCACCTGCATCACTTGTTGTTCCTACAGATAATCCACCAGCATTTGTTAAAGTCATTGCTTGGGTAAAGGTAGCTGTTGTACCTGCTGTTCCTGATGGTGCTGTGTACCATCTAAATTGACCCAAGTTATTCATTTGAAATTGGGTTGCGTAACTACTTATTCCATAAATATAGTTAGAGCCATTGTTATAAGCGTTATTAAAAAGGTCAACTTCACCAGATGCACCCGCTAAAGCACCACCTTTTGAACCTATTTCAACAACTTTAAAAGCAGATGTCCAAGCACTAGGAGTAACTCCAAGTCCTAGATTGCCTGATGAATCAAGACGCATCCGTTCTAAACTATTTGTATAAAATTGAATTGGATATGCACCTGTTTGGTAAACAATTGTTTCGCCTGTTCCAGATGTTCCAAAATAACTTCCACTTGTTGCATTTGTTGAATATAACCATGCAGGACTTGCTCCACTAGCATTAATTTGAAGTAATGTACTAGGACTACTTGTACCTATTCCTAGATAGCCTGAAGTATTAAGACGCATTGCTTCTGTTGATGAACTCGTATTAAAAATAATTGGAACAGAAGTTCCTGATGCACCACCTATTGTTAAACTTCCATTACTATCTAAATATTTAATTTGTTGTATTGTTGTGCCAACACCATTTTGAAAGTTAATTCCTTGAGAAGAACTACCATATACAAAGTTTAGGTTTCCACTTGATTTAAGGTTTAAATTAGTCCCATCAAATAAAAAATTAGCATTAGAACTAAAAGCACTTGTACCATTTCCATAAGGAATATATCCTGATGACAAGGAATTTAACCCAGTTCCCCCTGATGCTACACCAAGAGTACCTGCTAATGTAATCGCACCGCTTGTTGCAGTAGAAGGAGTTAATCCCGATAACGATGTTTGGAATGTAGTAACCGCAACACCGCTTAGTGTTGACCATTGTGGGGCTGTTCCGCTTGATGTTAAAATCTGTCCGCTAGTACCAATACCAAGTTTAGATAAGGCTGTACCTGACGCATAGTAAGGCAAGTCACCTGCTGTGTAGCTCGCCAACCCTGTTCCGCCATTGCTTGTTATCAATGTACCTGTAACGGTAATTGCACCTGTTGTTGCGGTGTTTGGTGTTAATCCTGTTGTGCCGAAGCTAATAGATGATACGTTGATATTGCCTGCTTTAGATGCCAATACTTGAACATTACCTGACGCATCTTTATAAAACAATTTTCCATCAAAATAATTGATTGCAAGTTCAGCACCGTTTGCTGAAGAGGTTAAATTACCTGCGGATGGCGTATTGCCCGTTGTTCCGCTTGCATAAATGAGGATGGGTGTAAAGCCTGTTTGTGCCATATCAATTCCTTTTGTTCATTATATCAATATTTTGTTAAAATGCACCACCTGCAACACCAACACTTGTGCCTGTTCCACCATATAAAGTGCCAATAATAGAACCCTGCCAAGTACCTGTAGAAATCGTTCCTACACTTGTCAAACTTGAGTTTACTACCGTTGAATTTAATGTAGTTCCTGTTAATGTTCCCGCTGATGCTGTTACCGTTCCACTACTTCCCAAACTTATCGATGTTCCATTGACTGTAATACTCGAATTAGCCAATTGTGCATTTGTAATCGTACCGCTTAAAGACGTTGTAGGAATCGTTGTAGATGCTGTAACCGCACTTGTACCATTAGCATACATGTAACCCGTCAAACCTGTGACAGTCAAACTTGTAAATGCTTCCGATGAACTACCATTAATCTTTTCCCAAACATTTGTTGTGCCATTAAAAATAGCCCAATCACCTACCGACCATAAAGAAATACCATTTAAAGTCGTTGTTCCTGCAGTTGATACAACATAATAATTATTATTTGTACCCACACTAGATGTTAAAGTTGGACTATTTGTAGACGCATTCCATGTGCCTTGATATGCAGGTGAATTTAATGCATTTGTCGTAATAGATGTAATTTGACCTTGCGCATTCACCGTAACAGACGGTATTGCCGTAGCCGAGCCATATATTCCTGCGGTTACGCCTGTATTTGCTATAGCAATCGTTACTGCGGTAGAACCATTAAAAGATGTTCCGCTTAAACCTGTACCGATAGTTAAAGCATTTGGTGTATTAGCTGTAATTGTTGCGCTTCCACCCAAAGAAATTACATTGCTATTAATGGTGATTGAACTATTAGTTAACTGATTATTTGCAACATTAGCAAGCGCTCCACCAAGAGTAATATTGCCACTTGATGTAACCGTACCTGATAAAGTAATTCCGTTTACAGTACCTGTACCTGATACCGAAGTAACCGAACCTGAACCTTTATTATTAAAAGTATTCCAATCGGTTGATGTTAAATATCCGCTAACTGTCGATGTTGCAGGTGGCATGGATATCGTTGGCGTTGTACCACCACTAGATGATACAGGACTTGTAGCACCCACAGAGGTTACATAAGAACCTGAAGGCTGTTTGTTATTAAATGTATTCCAATCAGTTGATGATAAGTATCCATTTGTGCTTGCACTTGCTTGAGTAATGCTAATAGCAGGTGTATTACCACCGCTTGATTGAATAGGGGCAGTACCTGTGACAGATGTAATAGTGCCTACATTAACTGAACCACCTAAACTTACCGTATTAGAATTAATGGTAATGCTTGAATTTGCAAGCTGTGCATTAGAAATCGTACCTGATAAATCAGTTGTTGGAATTGTTGTTGTTGCTGTAAATGGCGATGTGCCATTACCAACTACATATCCTGTAAGTGTATTTGCTCCTGTTCCGCCTGAAGATGGATTAAGTGTGCCTGCTAAAGTAACTGTACCTGTTGTAGGTGTACTAGGTGTTAACCCTGATAATGATGTTTGAAAAGTAGTTACGCCACCTGCAGATGAAAACTGTTGCCATCCTGTAGATAGATAACCTTCAAATGCTCCTAGCGTAGAGTTATAACGAATTGCCCCTATACTTCCTGAGCGTTGACCTGTTGTTCCATTTGGAATGGTTATTGAGCCTGACCCAGGGATTATTGGGTTTGTTGCAATACTAATTGTTGGTAAAGAGCTACCATCACCGCCTGTTACGCCTATTTGATTAGCTGTTCCTGTAATTGTAGAAACGCTTAATGTAGAACCACCTGATACAGAAATAAATCCTGTACCACCTAAACTTGCTAATGCTGAAGGCAATCCACTCAATCCAAGAGTAGGGTTTCCACTTACACCATTAGCATTTGCCACAGATAATCCTGCACCTGTGGTTGCAATACTTCTATTCGTAACACCACTACCGCTATTTTTAACAACAATCCCTTGTGATGCGTTTTCTAAAGAAGCGGATACACCATTAAGGAATAAAGAAAACTGTCCTTGTGGTGAGCCTGTAGACGTTCCTATGCCCAATCCACCTATAAGACTTCTGCTATTAGCAAGCGTTGGTTCTTGATTAACCGTAATAAAAGTTTGCTGTTGCGTTGGGCTGTTAGCTATCGCGGCTACTGTTGTTTGTACCGTTAATCCATTTTGTTGAATAGGTACTTGCTCCGTTCCAATTAACGGACCTGCGGGAGGTAGTTCAGGAATGGTCTTATTAGTCATGGATTAGTATTAACGGGCGTGTAAGTAATGCCTTCCAAGTTTCCGTTTTCAGTATAGTTTGTTTGTAAAGATAATAAATCTTGCGCATTAGGAGTCGTAACAATCTGATTATTACCCGTTCCAATATAAGCATCAGGACGGGGAAATCTTACAGATATCTTTTCAGGTTGACGCATCTTTAATCGGTACGGGTCTTTGTTATCAATACACCCAAACTTGCACACACGAAGCCCTGGTGTATTCCCATCTTCTTGAACGTCATCATACGCACGCTTCATTTTGCATCTATCGCAAACCTGAATCGTCAGTACGGAATTACCACGGGTATTTAACCATTTCATCGTGTGTATACGCTAATGTTAGGTGCAAAATAAATCGGTGACTTATCACGCTCTTCTTCTTGCACAATGTGTAAATATTTTTCTGCTTGTTGTTCGCAATAAGCAATTCTTGCAGGGTCAACTTGTGGCAACTCCATCGCCATTTGATGCGCTAACATATTTTGTATTGCTAAATACCAACGTTGCGGAATTTCAATTGAACCATTTAATGCGCCAACGTCTTGTATATAGCGTGTACACCATGCCACAATCTGTGGCGAATATATTTGTGGTGTAGGCCAGAGAGTCATAGTGGGTTGCGGTATTGTGCGATTTAACCAATACTGCAACGGATAGTTATTCAAAAAGTTTTTATTGGGCAAATTAACATAATCATCACGGTTCATACGAAACATTGGTATTTCCGTAGGATTAGAACCAAAGATAACTTGATAAAAACCCATGTTTGCGCCACTTGTTTGCAAAATTCTCCAATATGGAGCGCTTGTAGATGGGTCTAAATCGTTATAAATCCATTGTCTTTGCGTCCAAGATGTAGTCGTAGGTGTAACTACAGTTGTCCATGTAGAACCATCTTGTGATGCTTGTATTTGATAGTTAACCGTACCTGTTATAGCAGGCAAAATACCAATCGTTGCCATGTAAATAGGGTTTTGTGTACCATTATTGATACCAATATTGCCTGTATTGCTATTAAGTTGGCAAATATTGGTATATGCTCCATCAAATGCATTTGCAGTTGTACCTGATGATGAAAACGGATTATTAGTATTAATCGTTAAATACCGATAATTGGCATTTAATACATCATTTGTTCCTACAGGCAATAAGTATTCGTATTGGTCAGGGTATAAACCTATCACGTTCTTTTGAATAGCCCAATACTGAACGCCATAATTGACGAGATTAGATAACAAATAATACAGCGATTGTTTTGATGCAAAGATTTGCTCGGACGTTAATTCTTCCGCAAGTTTCCCCGCCCTTCTTGCACCACTATCAATTAGGTTTTGAACCGTAACGACTGTGGTGGATACAGTTCCGCTTGTACTCATTACCACCCCTTAATATCATATTTCTTCTTTGGTTTTCCGCCATCGGCACAATGCCAACGCTTTAAGGATGCTTTTGCTCTTGGGGCATCACCACTTGCATGTTCTACAACGCCTTTCATACGGGCGCAAAATGAATCATGTCTTGAGCCTTTTGCTTGCGGTGCTTTTAAATGGCTTCCTGTTTCACGGTTGTATTTTTCACGACCTTTTTCAGTTAATCCCGCACCTTGGCTTGTTGGTTTCTTTTCACCACGACCTACAGCAAGCGATACATTACCGCCCTTCGCTTTTTTAGCTGTTTTAGCAGACTGAATAAACGCTTCTGTTGTTGGTGCGCCTTTACTATTAGGCTTTCTCATGTGTTCTACAGGTAATCCTTGGGCTTTTTCACGCTTTATCCGCTCTTGTTTAGCATGAATATTGGCATAAAGACCGCCACCATCTTTTTTCTTTGCACTACGTTGCATTGAATAAGCAATTGCTACAGCTTGCTTGGGTTTTTTGCCCGCATGAATTTCTGTAGAAATATTTTTCTTGAAGGCTCTTTCAGATTTTGACTTAATCAATGGCATGATTAGCTTCCTGTGCCAACAACTGTATTACTGTTTTGAATAAGTTTCCCTGTAATAATAACGCCCGCAGAAATTGTTCCTGTATTTGTAACAAGTTGCCATTGAATGTCGGTTTTTTCCGCATATAAAAACGGATTTGCTTGTCTTTGGGCTGTATAAATTGATACAAATGGTTGTTGCAACACAACAAACTTTACACCTGTAACATTATTAATTGCCTGTACTTTGTAAGTAACAATTGTACTTCCTGTATAACTATTTGATGTGTTTACTTCAGCCAAATCTAAATAAAATGTATATCCTGCAGGTACTGTAAATACAGTACTTTGTGATTTGCCAATTCCTACATTGATTTGAGAAACAATATTAGAGGATTGCTTTAATGTAATTGTACCTACGTTAGTAGTTTGCCCTGTTCCTGCCGATACTAAAACCATACTATTTACACGATAATAGCTATTCAGAGTAGTTACACCTGTAGTACC